TCCTTCGCCTCAATGTAGTCCTTATCTACACCAGCAGACAAAGGACCAGGGCGATAGATAGAGGTAATAGCAGAAAGATCGATAATGTTGTTTGGCTTTGCTTGCTTACAAAGTTTCTGAACTCCATTCTCGGTGAACTGGAAAACACCAGCCCACTTACCCTTGTGAAAGACCTTCTTGTAGACTTTCTTATCATTCATATCCAAAACGTCTGGATGTAGGAACTTATCGTAATAAGCACGAATGTCGTTGTAAGTTGGCTCTTGGACCCCGTGATGACGCTTTAGAATGTGCCGAATAGCACCTTCGATCATTCGGAGTGTAGAAAGACCAAGAATATCAAACTTGATGAACCCAAGAGGTTCCAAGTGTCGGACGTTCTGACCTTCGGACCAAGGAGTTTGACGAACGTTCTTGGAAGAAATTAGGGGCATGTAGTTATCAAGGTTCTCGGCAACAACAACGCCGCCAGCGTGGCGAGAGCAAGAACGCACCTGACCGTGAAGAGCGTCAATGTGGTTTGCTACGTCAGGGTAGTTCCGCAAGAACGCTTGTAGGCTGGGTGAAAACTCCTTTACCTCCTCAAAGGTCGGCGTGTAAACACCAGCCTTGATGCCGTGTCGCTGCTTCGCAAGTGGCGTAGCCTCGGACATCATCTTACTTGTAACCTTATTCACCTCGGGAAAGGGAATGCTGTAAAGCTTGGAAATGTCCTTGATAAGCGACTTTAATTGTAGTGTGTTCCAGTTAGAGATAGGAACAACTGTGTTGTCTCCCCATTTCTGGATAAGAGTGTCCTTGATAACCATAGGGTCAGCAACGTCAAAGTCAATGTCTGGATAGTCGGTTGCGTCAGCACGGAGGAACCGCGAAAACAGTAGATCGTACTTGATAGGATCAACCTGGGTGATCTCCAAAGCATAAGCGACCAAAGAACCGGCAGCAGACCCGCGACCGGGACCAGTAAGCATGTGTTCGTTGGAAATAGCGGCGATCTGGTTCATAGTAAGGAAGTACTTTGAGAACCCACGATCAGCAATAACACCCAACTCATAACGCAGTCTATCAACGTATTCGTTGTTGGTGTGAAGCCCCTTCTTACGCAGACCTTCCAAAGAAAACTTTTCCAAGGCGGAATCAGCAGTCTCACCAGCAGGAACAACAAAGCTTGGAAGCCTTACGGTAGTGTCTGGCTCAAAAGCCTCAATTCGCTCAAAAGCGATCTTGTGTGTTTCTGTAATGGAGTTCATTACAAGATCATCATCATAGGAAGCCCCACAAAGATCAGAATACTTCTTGTAAGAAGCCCACATCTGATCGCCATTCTTCGGATAAAGTTCGTAGCCAATTTCATCAACAGAAGCAGGCAACTCGCTTTCATTAGCCCATTCGGGACGACCAGAACCAAGCCAACCAAGACGCTTGTAAAGTTCGCGGTCCTTCCAAGCATTATTGTTTGGATAGTGCGAATCAGCAGTAGAGATAAGTTTTACCCCAAACTCCTTACAAACTTGAATAATAAACTGGTTCAAGGAATGTTGCTCGGGAATGTTGTTCCATTGGAGTTCGCCATACCAGCGGTCGCCAAAAATAGAAACCATGTTGCGAGTAAGTTCGCGCATAGCGTCCAAAATAGCCTCTGTGCCCTTATCGCGGTTCTCCCAATAACAACCAGCATAGACACCGCCAAGACAGGCAGAAGACGCAATAATGCCTTCTGAATGCTTACGGAGCATGTCAAAGTCAATGCGAGGATAACGATAGTAGTTCTCTTCGCGGTAAGAATCGGAAACAATCTTGAATAGGTTATTCAAACCAGTTTGGTTCTGTGCGAGCAAAACAAGGTGCCGACGACGAGAAAGAATGCTGTTGGAAGCCTTCTTCGTTTCAGCCTCGTTCTCAATAGTCGTTCCAGAAGTCTCGTCCTCTGCGACCTTGGACGCTTCCTTCTTATTTAGCATAGTGCGGTCGTATTCTTGACGCCACTCTGCGATAGAAGGAACAAAGTAAGCCTCGCATCCAAAGATAGGCTTAAACTCCTTGCCCTCGGCCTTCATCTTGCGAGCGTGTAGAACTTGCCAAGAGAAACCGTTCATGTTTCCGTGATCGGTTAGAGCAAGTGCTTCGCTTCCGTTTTGATAAGCAAAGTCCATGTGATCTTGGGGGAACCCAAGTCCGTCAAAGATAGAACCTGCTACGCTGTGAGCGTGAAGCCCGACGAACGGAATAGAACTGGTTGTGCGATCACTCATTAGTGGTTTCCTCGGTGGTGGTGGGTTGTTCTTCTAACTTAATGTCTGGGATGAATTCGTCAATGTAAGAACAGATTTCTTTGTACTCTTGCGTGTTGCTATGGTAATAATAGCGAACGTAGTACTTGTAAGCTTGGGTCGAAACTCCAAGATACTTCTTTTCTGCTTCGAAATGTGCGACCATTTGATCACACCATTTCTTTACAACCTTCTTTGATGTGCCCTTTAGTTCGATAGGGCAAGGGCCGGATGGGATGATCAGGTTGTAAGTGACTGCGATCCCTCTTTCGTTCTTCTTCGTCTTTGTTTTAGAAAAAGAGTTTGTTGCTGAACTCCTCGGCTTTTTAGGCTTCGGTGTCGTGATTGTTGTTTTCGTTTTCCGTGGCATCTTCCAAATCCTCCGCGATTGGGTTCCATTCGTGATAACTAATAAAAATTCGTCCTGGAAACTTGATTAGATCCGAAACAGGATCACCTAAATAGGCTTTGTAGTCTTTCCAAGTGTCTATCTGGCGAAACCAATCAAGTTCCAAAGTGTTCTGAACTTTCGGTTTATTTCCGTTATAGAGTATAGCCAGATCGACTTCGTTTGTAAAGTGGTCTTTACGTTCCTCTAACATCTCACCGCTGATAATGGAATTTTCATAAAACCTAAAATTATCAGCGAAGGTTTCCAGTTCTTCTTGTCCGAATGTAAACGGTAAATGGTCGCCCGTCAAGGCAGAACGGCTCTCAAATGTAAAGAACACGTTAGGAGAAACAGGGCTGGATAAGGTAGTTCTATGCTGCCTTGCTATTTGTGTTTCGTAAATGCCGTAGGGGAAACTGACGAAAAACCTTTGAGGCATCGTCCAGCGGCTTATTTTACCACAAATTCTATTTGCTACTTGTGCGCCCTCAATAATGGACCAAGGAAGACATTTTGATTTATGGTCTTCTTCTGGTCGGATCGGGACATAATAGATAGGGATAAGACGACGCCATTTATCAGGTTGTAATGAGAACTTTTTGGTTCCAATAGAGGTAGGGTCATAAGTAAAATCACCCATTCTCTTTCTGATAAGTGGTGTTGCTTCATAGTCGCAAACAACCCAGATAGTTTCGCAACCAGCCCAAGCGGCTTGATGAACTGCGTGTTCAATAGCAAAATAGTTAGGTGCTACGGGCGTTAGGCAGTCGGACCAAGGCAGGCTTATTCCAGTTGGTTTAGAAGCGGCTGGAACTATTCCGGCCAGATGAAAAGAGTTGGACATAATGTTTATTTGGCCTTATTTCGCTTTCTTTGTAAAAATCTATTATCTTTTGAGGACTATCAAAAAGATAAGTAATGTTTGGTTGCTCTGACTTCTTTGGTTTATAACTATAATAAACCTCTCTTCCGGCGTGTTCCAACTCAATAAACTTTACGTCTATTACTTCTTTCAGCAACCTTCGTAGTTTGATCCTGGCGATGGTTTCTGTGTAGTTGTCGCTTGCGATCTGGTTTTGGGTCAAGAATGAACGAGCAACGCAATCTTTTCTGTCTTGATAGGAAGAACGCTTTGATCTGAAAAACCAGACCTCATTTATGAACCTATCTTCGTAGAGCAAGTGTGTTTTATCGTGCTTGGAACCTTGACGCACATTGAACCAGTCAATAACAACGTGATGCTTACTGGCTATTTCTGGTGTTTCTTCCAAGCCTGTTATTTGCTCTGCGTCAAACACGAAAAGGTTCTCAAAGTTGACTTTCGCCAACCTTGAAAACTCTGTCGTTATTTTTAGATTGTTTTCTTCTTCAATTCTAATGCTTCTCAAAAGATCAGAACCAAAGATAAGTCCTTTCAGGGAAAGGAAAAACATAAGCTTTTCCCACAAGTAAATTTGTGGAACTTTCGCTTTCGTTTGGAAGCCGAAATGTTCTGGGCTTCTTATTACCACATCATCAAAGATGAAAGGTGGTTTTGGTGTTGTAAATAAAACTGGAATGTTGTTATAATAAGCGTAAAGGAGAGTTGATAGACAACCGCCTACAACCATTTTTGGGTGGTTATAAAGGTGCCTATCAAGTTTCATCCCTTACCCTGACCGCGATAACGCTTACGATAGCCCTTTGGAACAGAGCCACCTGAACCCCTCTTCTTAAACTTGGAATGCTTGCCATTACCAATAGAGGTCTTCTTTTTTGTGGGGTTATACTCTTTACCGTTCCGTCGTCCTGCCGTCATTCCTCAACTCCTAATGTTTGTGCGAGGGTTCCTTCTCTATCTAACTTCTCAATGTCGGTGAAGCCACCGATAAACCTGTCTTCAACCCAAATTTGGGGAACGGTTCTACAACCGGACAAGCTTGTAATAGAAAACCTTGTTTGTTCATCGTTGGTTACGTCAATAACGGAGAAGGAAACGCCCCGCGAAACCAACAAATCAACTGCCTTTTTACACCAAGGGCAATAACTTGCTGTGAAAACTCTAATCATTACTCAAATCTCTTGTGTGCTTATTGATTGCCTGCTCGTAAAGCATTCGGTCCTGTGCTGATAAAGAGCGTGAGGACAACCAGCCTAAAACAATCTTGTTCCATTGGTCAAAAGTCATTTCAAGTTCAAGTTCTTTGCCGTCAAAAATCCAACTCTTGGGTTCTATCCCAAGATAAATGTGTTCGTCGTCAAAGCATTCTTCAAAAAGGTGATAAGTTTCGTCATAACTAATCGTTGCTTTCGTACTCATTTCTTTTCCTCACCCTCATTATAACATCTAACCTTTTCTGTGTCTAGCATTTCTGTCTTCTATTTCTTGCTGGGTTGATAAAACTGCGATCCCTATGTTTAGCACGGTTGCTCCAAGCATAGGTAGCAGATTTACATAAGATCCTTCGTAAAGGAGAAATAAATCCACAAGAAGGCAATTGACAACAGCGTTGTAAGCATAAATCTTGATCCAATAGTTATTATTCATCTTCTTTTTCCTCTTTTTGTTCTGCGACCGCTTCCCTTATTAGAGAATAAAGACCTTCTTCCAGTTTTAGCATCATTGCGGTAAAATGAAGGCTATTTTCTATCTGCCTTTCTCTGTTGGAAAGGCGACCGATGTAGAAAGCATTTTCCAGTTCTTCTATTACTTTCTTCTTATCCATAGTTCGTTCCTTATTTGGTGGCGAGCATTCTTCACAAATAGAAATGCCCACTAAATTTGAGTTCTTTATAACATCTACTTCTGTTTCGCGTCCACAGGCATCACAAATTCCTTTCATTCTTCTTCACCTTCGTTTAGTGTAGGTGGGCTGTAAACAACTTCATTTCCAAAACTATCCCAGTTTGGACGATAGTTCCTGGCGAACATTTCCAAATAAGGACCATCCGATCTGGCTTCTATTAGATCATAGGTTTCTTCTGGCTTCTTGCTATGTCGTTGCGCCGAGATTGGCTTTCCACCGATAAGAGATGAAAGAGAGTTATTGTTCTTCTTGGAAGCAAACCCATTTCCCTTTACAGCAAATAAGCAGATTTCGTGCTGGCCTCTAAAATATTGGCCCAATCCGATCTTTGATTTGGCCCAAACAATGTTGGTGATGTAGCGGAAACCAAGATTTTCTATGATCCTCAAAGCCTCTGGAAGATGGTTGTTAGCAACCCACATGTAAAGGTGGGCGTCATCCTCAACTTTACCATCAAGAAAGTTCTTCATTACGGTAAGGATTTCGTTTTCTTTGAGAAGAGGATAATGACGATCCGCTCCTCTCTTGATCTTACCGCCGCCTGTTTGGTTCCAAGGCGGATCAGCATAGATGGTTCTGTATTTTCTCATTCTCGTTCCAAAAGACTTTTCAACATTATCTTCTACCTCTTTATCGGACATTTGCGAAATGTCTTTCGCTAAATGTTCGGCTGTTTCAAAAGCACCGCAATCGCATCTATGCCAATCTTGGTGCCAAGGACAAGTTGGCGAATGTTCGTTCATTCCCGGTTCTTCCTGAATGCTCCGACCGCTTCCGGCCAAAGATCAGTTGCGATTTCCAAACAAGCCTCGGCAACCTTTTGGATTTCCCATTGTGCCCCTTCGTGAGTTCGTAGGTCAATAAATTTTAGAAGGTTAGATAAGTTTACAGTTCCGTAATATTCTGTGTAAAGGTTCTGTGGTAAGACGCCTCTTGCTTGCTCGCGGCAAACACCGGCTTCAATAAGATTATCGTAGAGTTTTACTGACTTTTCGTGCCAGTCCCTTACTACTTGGTGTGCTGGACCACGAAGACCAGCCGCCGTGTAAGGAAGCATTATCATAGGATCAACAAGGTCATCTACGTTTGATGCTTGTCGGTTTGAGTTGTGCTGTGTCCTGAACTGTTGTGGTTCGTAGAAACGTAGGTTTTCTTCCGTGTAGCGGCGTGAAATTTCGTTGTAAGACCATGTGCGATGCCTGTGATGCTGAGAGCGCACAAAGAGAGGAACAACAAACCTAAAAGTGGCAACATTATGCTCAAAAGTAGAGGTGTGCTTATGATCAACAAGATAACGAATGAGTTTTCTGTCTTTTTCATCTAACTCCTCCTTATGCTTGCCGAAACTGACCCTTGCGCTGTTCACTATTGTAAGGTCTGTTCCCATGTGGGAAACGTATTCTACCTTACCAATGCCGTCGCCGTAGAGTTCAATTGTTTTTTGTTGTGGTGTGTTCATTAATTAGCCTTAGTCCTTCGGTTATTGCTTCAAATTTTGTTTTGAGAATTGGGTTATGTGTAATTCCATAACTTTCTGGCGTCAATAGTTCGTAATGTGTGGGCCATTGGAAGAATTCGTCTGCTGAACTGAAAAGAGGGAAAAGAAAAATTCCTTTCTCTGCTAAAATTCTATTCTCAATAACTCCGATTGTTGCTGGGTCGTTGAGAACAGGGAAAACATCCTTTCTTTTGTTTAGTAAGCCCGCTTGTAGGTCATCACAAACTCTGTTGATGTAGCCAGTTGCTCCGTTATGCTCTGGAACTTTAACATAAAGCATTCCTGGAAGCCACTCAAAACACGAATAATTTACAACCTCTTTTCCCATTTCATCAAGGTCAAACAAATCTGTTTCTTTCATCCTTCGCTCCTATCAAACTGGGTAGGGCGGCTGTCTTTGCGCTTTTGATCGCAAGTAGAACAGACGTTTCGGATCCAACCTTTGGTCCTAATTTCGGCAACATTACCACAATATTCGCAAGTTCTGGCGCTAATAGATGTGGCAAGATCGATGATAGAGTCAGTTCTTTCATCACCGCCGTCAAAGTAAATGCGAAGCTCACCGTACTTTTCCTTTACTTGGGAAAACTGAACGGGAGGCATTTTCCTATGTTCCACGCTGTGTTCTATGGTAGAACAAACACTATCAATAATGTTGAACCAACCATCACCGGCTTCAATTCCCCAGCACATAGCAGAATGAGTTCTGGGAAGATCCTTCTGGACGAAGAGATTAGGGTATTTATCAAACAGTTTTTGTTGTAGTTCCGGGTTCATTGTGTTTTCCTTCTAGATGGTCTATGTAGCGTTGGAGATACCACGCTGCTTTCTTCAAGTCTTCTAACATTCTGTCGTGCTTCTTGCCTGCTCTTGAAATGTATTTTACAACATTCCCAAGATGAAAACCTAAATTCCAGGCTTCAATAACCTTTATTGCCTCGAATTTATTATTTGCCCCTCCGTAATGTGAAGGATGCTCAACTACGTCAGCCATTATTCAGCCCACGCAGCGATAATGTGGCTTTCAAGAATAAAACAATATTCATAACCACGAAGTTCTACCTTCTCTAATAGATGAGTTGGGAAGACAACTTTCGTCAAAGCATCAAACTTACGAACGCAGTCGTGCGAGCAATGAATAACTGTCGCGATAGTGTGTTCTCGCAAAGTTTCTTTTGAGGTCTTGAAGTCCTCTGGAAGAAGAATGAGAGAAGGTTGTTCTTCTTGTCCTGGGGAACTATGTTCCAACTCCACAAGAATTCGTCTGTTGTGTGGTTCAATAAAAGACATCAATACTCCATAAATTTATTCATTTCAATAGCGCGTTCAAACAAACGGAACTTTTCAGTACTCAAAAGTTGGTCGTGAGTTTTCTTACAACGCTTACAGATAAAGCGAACGAAGACCTCGCCTCCGTGCTTTGTCTCAATTTCGTTTGTTGAAAGCCAGTTGTGCTTTTTTAAGCCGGTTGGAGAAGCGGGACAATTTTCATCTTGGTTCTCCCCGGCGATAATGTGGTTTAAATTCATAACGCCCTCCTTCACCTACATAATAGCGCGGCGAAGAGAGGGCGTCAAGAGGTTAGAGGAAAATAATCAGACCTTCGCTCTTTGTTGTAGAAGATAGAGGAAAGTTTCCAACTCGTTTGCTTGGGCGGCAAGCAAGTCATTTAGACCAAGGGGCAATTCGCCTGCTTCGTCAAGTCTGCTGAAAACATCAGATAGAAGGTCGTGATGACCTTGTAGAACTGTTAGACCTTCGCGAACTATTTGATCGGCTGGCTTATCAGTTAGACATTCCATTTGACCGAGAATTTCGGCTGCGGCTTGTGTAATGTGAACGGGGCAACCAAGTTCTTCTACTCCGGTGTTTCCAATAGCCTTCTCAACAAGACCGTCAAACTGTGCTTCAAGGGCAGGATAAATGCCCCCAAAGAGGGTTGTGTGGTCGCCAGCAAAACCTACACCTTTGGTAAGGTTGTGAGCGCCGTGGAACCAAAGTTGAGCAGCACGAACCGATGGGATCAACTGACCCATAGCATCAACAAGCATAGAACTTTCTTCTACTACTGGTTCTTGGACCATAGCGGCTTCTACTTCTTCTTTGATAATTCTACGCAATTGTGATGCTGTAAGTTTCATTTGTTTCCCCTTAACACAAATAAATAGTCCTTTCTACCCAAAATAGATAGAAAGGACACATTTATCACTTAATTTCACAGCCGCCAGCGCCGCAAGCCACTTCGCCGGATAGATCGGTGTTATCGTCTACTTCGTGAACGTAGTTGAGGTCAATGGAGGTAAGTGTCTTCATTAGCCTTTCGTAAGTTTCTTCATCGCAGTCCTCAAATGGCGCTTGCTTGTAAGTGTGTTCAAACGCTGGAAGAACAGACAGACCGTTATAGAATGCTCTGTTTTCCCACATCCACTCACCAACAACATCCCATTCATCACTCTTGATCGAAACAGTAGCAGAAACGTTGTGGGTGTTTTGACCCTTGCGGTGTCCTGCTTTGATCCAGCTTTGGCTTACCTTCTTTACTCTTGCGAGCAGATCAAGTGCGCTTTCTCCTCTTGTAATAGCCCCTTCTGGTGCCTTTTGAGGAACAGAAATAACGGCTGTGTCGTGAGGGCGGAAGAATTCATCTTCAATAAGTTCTGGATGACTTTGTGAAAGGTAAGAATAAATGGCTTCATTCTTTCCAACACGAATGCGACGTAGGTAAGTGTCGTTGTGCCAAGCGTGAATGCCCGAAGAAGTTCCAAGAACAAGCGAGGTTGTGCCGGAAGGCTTGACGCAAGTGGTTCTTGCTGCTGGGTTGATCCCCAAAAGAGCCGCAACGCGGGCATTTTCTTCCTTTACAACTTGTGCTGCCTTCTCCATATCCAAAGAAAGAACTTTTCCAGAAGCAATTCCGGTCATTCCCACGCCTATTAGAGCGTCCTTCTCGGTGGTTCTTTGCCAAACAGGGCGTAGGTAGTGGAAGTCGGTGTAGGACGCCTGTAAAGTGCCAATAAACGCGGCTGCGCGCACTCTA